ATACTAGATGGTAAGTCTGAATCAACAGCAACCCTCACACAAGTAGCGGTTAATGCTTCGACAAGTGTTATCGTCAAGACCGCAAGCACTGACTTTATTTATTTCGCGGTGAGTAATGAAAACGATGATATAGTTTGGCTAAAGTTCCAAAGCGCTGCAACAGATAATGACAAGAAGGGCATATTGATGGAGAAGGGTGACTTCTATGAGATGCCTAAAGATAAATATACAGGTGAAATAAGTGCTATCTCTTCGACGGTCAATACAACTTTAAGCATCACGACTTATTAATGCCACTATATAAAGCTAATCATGAGACCATGCAGGAGGTCTGGGGGAACTCAACATCTCCACATATAACAGGATCAGTTGTATTTATCGGAGCTGCTGACGAAGAACAGTTCTCTCTAAAAGCTTATTCAACTCAGACTAATAAAGTATTTGCCATCAAGGACAGCGCTGGAAACAATAGGCTCTCTGTTGATAAAGATGGCTACCTCTACAAAGACACAAACCCATTCATACACACTTACAACGCAGGAAACAACGGGACTGTCACAGTGGACGGAAAGAACATGTTTGCTGGCGTTAAATCAGGGAATTTTACAGTAGGGTCAACGGCCACGAGCACTTTTGAAGGATCTTTTCTTTCTGCTTTCGGTGAGGAGTCTCTCCTCTCAGTGACTACAGGATACCAAGACACTGCTTTTGGTTATAATTCTCAACGTTTTATCACTACTGGATACGGCAATCAGTCTTTTGGATTCAACTCGTTATACTCTGCAACAACTGCGATTTTCAATTCTGGGTTTGGTTCTCAATCGCTCTATAATTTAACTAATGGTCAAGCTAATATTGGAGTAGGATATAGGTCTTTATTCAAGGTAACAACTGGAGATTACAACATAGGCGAAGGGCATTTCTCGGGATATAACATAATATCTGGAAGCTACAATTTGAGCATGGGGAGACAATCCCTATACAACACAAATGGGAACGGCAACGTTGCTTTAAGTGGTTATAGGGCCATGTACAACAATACAGGGAGCTATAATGTAGCTATCGGATACCAAACGGCTTATGATTCTGGAGCTTCTTCTTATAGCGTTTTTATGGGCTATCAAGCTGGCTATAATGAAACTAATTCTAACCGCTTATACTTGGCGCATTCAAGCACTACCACGCCACTTATTTATGGTGAGTTTGATAACGAGGTTCTCAAAATCAATGGCGATTTGTACACAGAGCAGGGGCGATATAAGAATCAAACAAGAGTCACGGCAAGCACTTACACTGTTGTAGATGCTGACGAAGAGATAAAAGCCAACTCAGATTCAAACACGATTGCAATAACAATGCAAGCGGGTGTAGATGGTCGATCTGTTCGAGTTGTGAATACAGGCACTAGTGGAAATGATATTACAGTAGCGCCAAATGGGGCAGAATTGCTTTTGGGTGTTAATTCTAGTTTCACGCTTAGTGATGGTGAGTCTATGGTTTTAAGTTATGAAGCAAATGACGGTTGGTACTAGATGATCTTACAGATTTAATAGAATTTAGAATGATGGCTCAAGGACATTTCAAGGATTAAGATGGCACTAATACTAAAAACAGGCAAGACATTCAACCCAGCACTCAGCGCGCAGTTAGGAATTGATCTAACTAGCGGCGACTTTTACGGGGTTATAGATCGTATTGAATACGACAAGTCAGAATCAGAAGTTTCGTGGGCAATTAGCATATTTACCAACAAAAACGCTAGGGATATGAAAGGCGCGATAATTGCCGATAGAATGATGTTTCAGGTCAAAGATGATAAGTTTTTAGAAGTAGTTGGAAAAGATGGGCTCTTGATTAGTAAGGCTTATGAGTTGTCACTTGCTGAGCCTGCTTTGTCTGACTGGGAAAGCGATGAGTAATTTGACGAAAGACGCAACGTAAGGAAAATATGACTATGGAAATGAAACACGCAATTGTACCCTTTGAGCTTAAAGCATCAGAAGCTGATAATAGCGGCATGGGTCTTTTTGAAGGCTATGGCTCAACGTTTGGAGACATCGACTTTGGCGGTGATCGAATTGACGGCGGTGCTTTTAGAAACTCCCTTGATAAGTGGATGGCTAAAGGTCAACTTCCTCAGATGCTTGGCTTTCATAAAGGCTCTAATGTCATAGGTGATTGGCTCGTAATGAAGGAAGATGAGAAAGGTCTATATGTTAAAGGCCAATTATGGGTCAAAGGTGATGCCAGAATAGAGCAAGCAGTCGTTGCTCACAATATATTAAGAGGGACAGGTCCGAAGGGCTTGTCTATAGGTTATCTAGCTGTAGAATCTGAGGATATTCAGTTTAATGGTGGGGCTGTTAGAAGACTTAAAGAGGTTGAACTCTTTGAAGTCTCAGTAGTCGGTTTCGCCATGAATGAGCAGGCTTTTGTCACTGCTGTTAAATCAATGACAGACGATGAAGGGCGTATCCTTTCGAAGCGAGAAGTTGAGGAAGTTTTGCGAGACGCTGGACTATCACGAAAGAAAGCAAAGGCTTTTATAGCTGGTGGATATGATTCGATTTGTCCAGATGACAAAAAGGATGATGAAGCCAATCAGAGCGACTCTGATTTAGACTTGGCGGGCTTGTTAGCGCAAACAAATACTATTCTTACAACACTAAAAGGTTAAAAAATTATGAGTCCAGAACTCGAATTGAAAGCTCAACTCGACGAGATCGGGAAGACATTACACGCGGAGAGGAAAGTCAATGACGAACTCAAGGCAAGACAGGACAATCTAGAAGGTGGACAAGCAGAGCTTAAAGTCCAACTAGAAAAGATCAGCGATATTGCTGATGCACAGATTGAATTAAAAGAGAACATGGAAAAAACTATGGCCGCTGTGAAGCGTTCTGGTTCTGACTTTGATGAGTCTCTTGAAGCAAAAGGCATTGAAGTCAAAGCATACAATGACGGTATTAAGTCATGGTTGAAAGCTGGAATGCCTGAAAGTATTGAGCGTTTGAATTTACCTGAGAATCAAGTTAAGGCTTTACAGTCTAATATTGATCCTGAAGGTGGTTATACTATCCATCCGCATTTAGGTGGAATTGAAAAGCGTCTTTTTGACACGTCTCCAATCAGATCAAAAGCAACGGTTATTAGTATTAATACTAACCGCTACGAAGGCTTTTATGACGATGACGAGTTTGATACGGGTTGGATTGGTGAAATCCAGTCACGCTCAGAAACAGATACGGCTAATATCGGTAAGTTTGCTCTTGATATGAGAGAGATCTATTCTCGCTTTAAAGTATCTGCGAACTCAATGGAAGATTCTAGCTGGAATCTTGAATCATGGTCATCTGCTCACGTTGCTGACAAGATGGGTAGAACTGAAGCTACTGCCTTTATTTCTGGTGCAGGTTCATTACAGCCAGAAGGTATAATCACTGGAACTGTTAAGACTGCATCTCCAAAAGTTTATGCACGAGGACAAATCGGAACTCTAGATACTGCTGGTGCAACTGCCATCACTTCTGACGAGTTAGTTGATGTTCAAGACATCTTGAAAACTGGTTATCGCCCCGAGTGGTTCATGAATCGTGGAACTCGTTCTTATGTTCGTAAACTTAAAGACGGTGATGGAAATTATCTGTGGCAGACTAGTTATCAAATGGGTGCTCCTGATGAGTTACTGGGAAAGCCTGTCTGTATCTTTGAAGACATGCCAGACATCGCTTCAGGTGCAATCGCTGTAGGTTATGGCGATATACGTGAAACTTACATGATCGTAGATCGTGCAGGCATGAGCATCTTAAAAGATCCATACACGGCAGCCCAAACTGGTCAAATCGTCTTTCAATTCAAGCGACGCGTAACTGCTGGTATCAAGAATTGGGATGCCATGAAATACTTACGACAAGCATAATAGGATAATAACATGAACTTAGATTTAAAAAATAACGTAAGCACTGTACCTTCCATCCTTCCTATCGCTGCAACCGCTAACGCTACTGGCGTTGCGGTTGCTTTGGCAGGGTTTGAAAGTGCTGTTGCAAATCTGACGGCAACAACGGCTTCGGTCGGTGGAACTGTTAAATTGACTGAGTGCGCCACTGTTGATGGTACTTACACTGATGTAGCTGTTCTTGACACTATCGTGACAGCTGGGAAGACTTATGTCTTGACAACTGGAATCGCTATCGTTGAAGATGCTACTGTTTCGATTGGATATATTGGAGTTTTAGGCTTCATCAAAGTTGTGTTTATTCACTCTGCGGATGGTGTTGTTTCTGGTGATGTTGTCTTAGGTCATCCTCACTTATCTCCTGTAAGAACTAATTAATCAGATGAAAACAATTGAAGTCGTTTTTCTAGAAGAGTTGAAAGTCTATTTCGACGGCTTCACTTGCTCTGAATTCAACAAAGGGGACTTCTTTAAAATGGAGTCCTCATTTGCTG